TTCGCTTGATTGCGAAAGTCAATTGATTCTGCGATTGCGGATTGAGAAATTACTTCCTCAAGCCACCGTTGCAGGCCGCCCTGAATCCACTGATGAGCAGTAGGTTCGGCTGCGATTAGACGAGGACCCTTCTGGGTCTTCGGCACTGATATCAGCTTCGAACTTGGCTCCCAGTCAGATGTTGGTACGCGCTCCACAGAGTGGGATGCGAACCAGTCAAACGGGAAGACATTCTCGAGCTTGCGCGGCCAGTGAAGAAAGTCATACTTAATGACCTTCGGATCACTGTCCGACACAACTCCGGGACCATGTTTCGGCCTTAATGACCAGACATCTAAGTCTCCAAAGGAGGTTACGATTGCCCCGCAAAGGGTTCGGAACTTATCCCAAGGTATACTAGGTCTAGACTCGTCCTCATCTAAGAAGGCGAGCTGAAGTTGCTGACGAGCAACTTCAAGATCTCCATATATGGGGTGACCGCTTCGCGGTCTCCATATAGGATGATCACTGTCCCAAGTATCAGGCCAAGAACGGACCATACGATTTTCAATAGACTCAAAAGAGTCAGTTGAGGCGTAGGTTCGGGCATCTTCACACTCCATCTTGAGTTTCTTCAACAGATAGTATATCTGCCGAAGAGCTAGGATAGAATATGGATCTGCATCATGCCGAATGATACCTTGATCGTCAAAGATAGAAACCCACAATTCTGTGAAGAAATGAGGGTAAACTGTCTTTCTCCATCTCCCGTGCCCATAAGGGCGCGAGTCATGGATACTACCCTGCTCTAGGCAGGCTTCGAACCACTTCCCACATTCGGGAAGAGTGATCGTCGCATAAGCGAGATCCTGGTGTCGCAGGCCTTTCTCATATTCCATGAGATAACGATAGGCGTAGAGACGATAAGTGGGGTGGTTAACTGCGATGTCATCAGACAACGCATGTACCAGCCGCAGCACTTGTAGAAGGTGGCTTTTCATTGTGAACCTTTCTAAAGGGGTTACAATCCATTGCTAACTTTTATCTACATCATTTGGTAACGATGCGGAAGCCGATTATTATGGCTACGCCATGATAGTCGGTGTTAGGATTCCCACCCGATGAGACCGTCCTTCTGAGCGGTCTCGAGCGTCTGGAAACCGGCGACAACCTGGCCTAGCCAGGTCGCATCCGAACCGAACGATTGGCGGTACACAGTTGAAACTGTATACTTCTTCTCGACGGTGGTAGGAGTCGCATACACAATATGTTCAAAGAACATATTGTGGCGGTCGAAAGAAACACCAGTCTTTGCTTCGCTTTCCGTATTATTACGGAACTGGAGAGTCATGGACTGCGTAGCATCCTTTTTGATGTACGTAGAACCATAATTATCCTGGTTTACGCGCGTAAGCACGTAAGCCACGGCATTGATGGTGATGGTGAGAGTGTTAGCAAACATAGTGCTATCCTAGCTTTCTGTGTTGAGGGCTACCTTGCCCTCTGAATGTACAGAGAAGCTAAGGTGGACAGTTGTCCTGCTGACAATGTCGGCAGGACTCCTTGGAGTTGCTGGCCTAGCGTGTAGGTAACAGCCCGTTGATGTCGCACCAGTCGCGAAGAGCCTCCAGTTATCAAAAACTGGCGGTTTCCCGAGATGATACGTTCAAACGGACCATGGCTTTCGGTAGTCACTGACTTAGTCATCACAGACACCTGAGAAGGTGTTGCCACCAAGCGGTTATTCGCCGCTATGATGTTTGAGACATTGACGAAATAATCGCCAAGCCATGACCACGGTAAAGCCTTCCAAACCGCAAGCGGAATATTATCGGCAGTTAAACCGAGAATACGGCGTCTTAATTCGCCGTCCGATCGCGGATAAGGAGAATTGCCATTCGCCTTCCAATTAACGACACCCCATCGCTTGTACATTCGATTGTACGTGATGGGCTGCGCGCCAGTTGAGAAGCTGGTACTCCAGAGAAAAGAGGTTCTTACACCACTTTCACTGTTAGTATCAAGAATGACTTTTCGCCTTAAACCCTTCTTACCTGAATTAAAGAGCGCATCCATTTCCTTACGGCGTTTCTCAACGCTGTGCTGAAATGAAGCAATCGATTTCAGGTCTTCGATGAATGGTCGCATGCCAAATTGGTAAGCGAGATTCGCCGAAGCCGCCTTCTTTGGATCTTTAATCAAAGAAAGCGCAGGACCCGCACCAGCTTTAATAGCTGCTGCGAACTCTCCTCCCTGCCGGATCATATCCGGTATATCCTTGAGTTCCCAAAGGAACACAGGGAGTTGGAAAGAGGGTCGAGAAGGATTGGAAGCGGCAGCCGTACGAGTGAACATCTGATCGTTTACGACCGGTGAGGACATAAACGTGCCCGTGTCATAATAGAAATTAGACGGACAATCATGTGCTTCGAAAATTGAGTTTCTCCCGTTAAGGATAGACCCACTAGTCGTCACATGAACAGCGTCAAAGGGATTGGCCTGATGTCGGTTTCCCGACACTGAAATTAACAGGTCATCCTTCCAGGCCACAGCACTAACAGGGGTGGGCGTGTTCCCAGGGGGAGCAGCCCACCAACCGTTAATGATGTGACTCTGGCTCTTGATTGCCACGATACCTACAACTCCAATATGAGGGACATAATGTCGAGGGTTGCTTGCGCAATCC